GCAGCATCATTTGACTGTGAAATAAACACTTCTTTCTGTGTACTCAGCGTCTTGTATTGATTAGTTAAACTAGCAATAGCACCGTCAATATCTTGAGTGGTTTTACCCTCTGCTTTCATTGCAGCAGTAGTAGCCTCTACGTCACGGGATAACGACACTAATGCACCACGGCTTAGATTGACGTTACTCTCCATTAGTTTACTGACAGAACTTAGCTCTTTTACTTCTTGGGTTAGTTGCGTCAGTCCACTTGACATTTTATCCAAGGGATTAAAACCCGCAGCAGTATTTAGCTCTTTGAACGTACCAGCAAACATTTGCATCTGCTCAGTAGTAGCGCCTAGTGCTTTTAGGTTAGCCAATGCACTAACTTGAGATTGGCGAAAGCTCCGGTCTAACGTTAGATTACCGTCAGCAACTTCAATGGTTTGACCACGAGTTAGCTTTAGTACATCTGCTTGTCTGTTAAGACGCTTAGTAACCGCATCAGAACTGTCACCAAGAGCATTGTTTGATTTGGTGCTACGATTAGTCGCTTCTTGGGCGTTAGCTTCAGCTTGGGCTAACTGACCCTTTAGCTTAGTCATTTCAATCGTAGATTCAATTTTGATTTTCTCAGCAGCAGCTTCATCTTTAGCTAATGCTTTGCTTGATTTCTGTGTTTCATTTAGACTAACAATAGCAGCTTGTAGAGCCTTGATCTTATCCGCTGCTGTTTCTAAATCTTTAGTGATAACTACGAACTTTAGTTCTGCTAAATCCATATTGTGTTCTCCTGTTTGGACATTGTTAACTTTTGTTTAAGCACAACTCATACAACTTGTATGGTTAAACAAAAGAAAGCCCAGTGCGTATTAGGCAAAGGGCAGTTATTGTTGGGTTTTATTTTGATTTTGATTTGGCTTTATTCTGCTCTTTTTCCATTAAGTCTGAGAAGTGCTGAAGTACTACTGTATCTAATCTACGAATAGTATTACTTTCCCAAATTTCTGGTTGCTCTTGTAGTAACGTGAAATAAGCCAATATGTCGCTGTAGGTTATAGCATTCGCACCAGACATACCCGTTGTTCTAGTATTATGAAGGTTAATAAAATGCGTCCATATACTAATCATTGATTGGGGTATTTCTGGTATGTCAAGTAACTCTTGTGGAGTAATGCCAGTTTGTCTCTGTACATTCTCAAGTTGCGCTCTTCGGCTATTAGCACCCGAACCCAACTTGAAAGATTGTTTAGCGTACTCTATTAACTCTTCAATATCACTTGGGTCGAAAGTTAAAAGCTAACTGACTTTCCTCCATGATCTGCTCACGAATCCAACTGTGGTCTTTTAGGATAACAGCAGCTACTTCTTTGGTAAAAGCAACTTCAGCACCCTCGTTGGCAATACCGCGCCAGCTAATCACTCGAACAACTGCTGAGTCAATTGCCATTTCTTCAGCTTCATCAAGCGAAATTTCGTAGTCTTTATTCTTACGCTTACTTGCTTGTACTTGCATTTGATACTCGTTGTATGCTTTCTTAGCGTACTGCTTTACGACTGGTGATTGATCTCCACGTACTGTGACGAATGCTCCAGTGGACTCGCCTGAACCGGGCATTACTAGTTCAAATTCAAAGCCAGCTTCTGCTGATTTAGATACGTCATTCTTAGAGAGATCGAACAGTTTTGATTTTGTAGCCATTGTTATTCCTTTACGTTATTAATAATACATAGTTGCCCATGCTTGAAAATGTAGTTTATCATGCAGTATTAATATTGTCAAGGATTGAGTAATATACGGACGTAATAAAACCCCCATGACCAATTAAGGAAATGAGGGCTATTGGGGTTATTAGTTATTAAACTAAAGTACTATCTTGAACTGCGAAAGTGCTCAATGGCAGACCACCACCAGTAGCAGCATTCAGCAGAGCCGTAAAGCTAGACTGTGCAACCAAGCCCAACTCACCGTCATCTTTAGTAAAGCTGCCTAGTTTAACTGAAGGCATTGTGAAACTAACAAAGTCAGAATTAGCAGTACCGTTAGTAGCCAAAACCATCACGATAGAAACCAAGGATTCAGCGTTGAAGTAATCACGGAACACTGCATCTTGAAAGTAAATAGAGAGATTACCAGTAACACGAATACGACCAGAGAAAATCTCAGCGACACTGTTAGAACCAACAGCAGTTGCATTCTCCATTGCACGTTCTACTGCGAAGTCAGCAGAAGTAATCAATGCGACAGGTAGACCGTTAACCAACATAACACCCGAAACAGAAGCGAGAATACCGTTAGTACCCTGTACAGTAGGAGAAGTGAAATACTGAGTAGTTCCGGTAGCAGCTAAGTCCTTACCCATGAACGAGAAATCAACAGTAGTCAAACCAGTTGCAGGTAGTGCTACGTTCATAGTACCGACCTTAACACCACTGTATACTTCGGACTGTGCAATGTCAGAGTAGAACTCTTCGACAGTGTAAGAATCTTCAGTATGACCAGTTGCTGGGATTTGAGTAGCTTTGCCGATTGTAGCAACAGTAGCACCAGTCACGGAAGGTGATGCTGTCATAACTGAGTTATTTACTACACGGACTGTCAATACTAGAGTGGTCATGCTAGCAATTAGCAGGTTTTTGTTGAGATTATCAGCAGCAGCGCCAGTAGCGGTAGTGATACGAACGACTTGGCCGACTTGTTGACCACCAGACAACCACGAGCCAGAGCTACGGGTTAGTGTGTAGAGACCCAGCGTAGGACCAGCCAGTGCGAAGGACAGTGAAGTCAAGTCAGCAACGGCAGCAAAATCCTTAGCAATGACTGACTGCATAAAATCAGAGTAAGTGTTTGCGCTCATTTCACCATTAAGCGAACCAGTAGCACTACGCACACCATGCCGAAAATCTGCAACTTGGCGATCTGTTCTAATTTCGCCGGATTCATACGTCTCTTTTGTTAGGTTAAAATTACCAGTTACGCGACGTAGCTGTTTAGCACCAGTACCTGTAACAAGGGTTCCCCAAGTGACTTCTTTTTTATAAGCGATTGTCTTACTTGTGCCTTTTGAAATTGCCATTTTATATTTTCCTTATGAATTAACTTACTTTGCAAAGTAATCTGGCTTTTAGAAGGAGCCAAATAAAAACCCAGTACTACTCAAATACTTCCACAACTAAATTTATCATTACTGGAATAATAACCCTAGAATTAGTAACCATTGAACCAGAGATTTGTGGTGTATTAAGTACGTATATATTATTAGTACTTTCCTGCATTGTCATTCCCTTGCTGAACAATGAACGAATGGACTCAGCTACAGCATAACCACCCACAGTACCCTTGTTTAGCTCATCGCAGATAAATACTTGAAACAAGATACGTTCTCTGTAATAGTTACTACCAATAGTCGGATCATCTGGACGCTGTATAACAAACTGTGTTCGCAAGTACATACTTGACGGTGCAATAAACTCAAACCCCTCATACGCTGTGGGTAAAGAGGGAGATAGTGTTGAGAGCTTTCGTTCTGCTGCTCTCTTTAAATTAATAATCGGTGAAGTCATTATTTACCTTTGTCATAATAGTACTGATAATTAACTTGGTATGCTCCTGTAATATCAGATATTGTGGGGGAAATAATCCCATGCCCGTTAGTCTGTGGGCTGTAATCCGCTTCTAGATCACCAATGTACGGTGTGGCGTTACCTATGTAGAACGTACTACCCAACACATAATTATTACTAGTTGACTCAACAATATTAAGTGCTGTTTCTCCCGACGCTTGACCGGCTATTATCTGCAGACTGAAATTACTATCACCGCTGAACTGCCAGTTACCCCTAGCTAAACCCTCTACTTGAGGTAACGACTGTCTAGCCTGATAATACCTCGCGTATTTATTGGAGTCACCAAGGGGTGTATTCTCGATAGCGCGTTCAGTTAACTCAAAAGCTAAACCCTTAGCTACATTCTCTAGACCAACCACAGCATCATCATGTGCGCGTTGTAAACTCTCCAATAGAGCACTAGTATCAAACGTGAGCATTCTTAGCCCCTTGTAGCGATTATTTTATAGAGGGCTACTTGGGTATTAGCTGAGTGTTCTTCGTAGCTCTCAACGCGATATACGACCGAACGGTATGTAATCTCGTCGTTTAACTTAGGTACAAACCCAAGGCTTGAGTTAGTCAAGTAAAACATGACTACTTCTTTGCCTATCAATGTGGGATACTTATAGTTATTAGCTATGATTTGTTTTGGGTACATTTTTGCAGTATAGTCAGTGGTAGTCTGAGCGACAGTACCAGTCTCTACGTTATATGCACCATCTTGTTCTGTGCGCTTATACACAAGGTCAATACCGTGGCGATTAATTGCTCTTACTACAGATGCTAAAAAGTCCATAGTTACTCCTTGAATGGACCAGTACGATATCCGTATGGTGGAGGAATGTAGGGATTAAGTTTAGTGTTATTATCTGTATTAATGTCGTTAAGGAGCATATCTGCTTTAGATATACCACCAACATAAGCGCCAATATTTTGAATGTAAGGATTGGTACTTGGATCGCGCAAGAAAATCTGCAGTGACAACCTGTACTGTTCTGCTGCTTTTGATCCACGTATACTAAAGATATCAACCGTCTCGTCACCACGCATTGATAAATTCATCAAGATGGCGTTAGCAGCAGAGATAGAAGCTCTAGTAATATTACTGTTATTCTTAGTGATGAAATATTCAATCTCATCGTCAGATAAGATGTATAGACCCACTGTATTATCTTGTACGATTAAGCGCACTTCTTGAATCGGTGTCAATGCCATATTATCCCTTTATATTTACTTCTAACATAGAACCCTCCGTTAAGGAAGGCTCTACAGTAGAAAACCTCAATTAAGAGGCTAATACTATTTTAGTTCGAGCTGAACAAACGAACCACAGCTTGAGGACGACGAACTAAGTGTAGTGCGTTGTGCTCAGTCTGGATAGTAATTTCAGAATCTTCAGGTGAACGGTAAGTGAAAGCGTAAGCCTCTTCACCCAATGTGTTAACATGAGAGAACTTATTAGCTGGGCTGAAGTAGCTAATGAACATGTCGCTGGTACCGGTAGGCAACAAGTATGCATCACCAGCAGGAATTAATGCTGCACCATTGTAAGAACCACGGTACTCAACGTACGTGATGCCACCTTGGTTGAAACGACGATACAGACCCGTACCAAGACGATTACGCAATGGCTCTTGCACGCTGTTGTAGTAGCGATATGCATCTTTGATAGTTGCGTGAGCGATTAACTT